CATACTGTCTCGGGCAATGTCAATAGGTCTCGCACGGATAGTATGCAATATTGCCCATTAAAACAATCTAAGCATACAATGTAATACTCATAATCAGGCAACTTAGGGTTTATCTTTGACCGCTTGATATCTATCTTGCCACCCTTGAATCCTGCCTGTACCTCAACAAAAATCTTTCTGTCATGGTCAACAAAATCTGGATCACTCTTCTTGGCAAACAACTGCGGATTATTCAAGTCATCTGCACCATTTTGATGCAATACACAACCCAACTGTTCTTCAATGAATGGTTTGAAAATAACAGCAGCAATATAACCTTGCATCCAACTAAAGTATACTGACTCTAGACCACGGCCGTGATTGCTTAACTGCATCAGTAAGTCGTTGTTCCGTATAGTAAAATAAGCATCATTTACTATGGTTTCAACTGATTGTGTCTCTATTGGAATGGTGGATTGTATTTTACTGAATATATCAATCAGGCGGGCATTATACAATTGCACCAGTTCCCAATTGACCAGTTTAATGTCCTTTGCGGACATGTAATCCTTTGTTGCACTAGCGTTAGAAAACCCTAGTGCCTTTCGATAGTCTCGCATTAATGATATTCTTTGTATACCAGATATTGCGGTGTCGGATATTTCTCTTTTAGTTCTTCGTATAGTCTCTTCGCTTCTTTTGCATCAAAGACCATCTTACTGAATACTGTTTTATAACCTTCCATGACGGAAAGGTAATAGTTCTTGTTTTTCTGTGCCATTATTTAATCTCCCACTTTAGTCCCAATAATTTATATAGCCATCTGCGAATGAGAGGCGGTTTAGTATTTGATTTGATAACTGTTGTATCAACATCTAATTGTAGTCTTGATGCCGTGATAATCGTTGCACCAGTGCCGACATTACTAATTGTAATCGGAGAAGTGTTAAAATCAACTGAATAAGTCAACTGTGGTTTTTTACAGTCGGTGTAATCTAGGTCGAGGGGGATTTGCTCTGTGAGCGGCCAAAAATAATCAATCGACAACTGTTGCATCAATGCACCTGTGTGGTGATATCTGAATTCTTTGGCCGTAAATCAGGTACATTACCAAGCAATTTTCTAAAGTCATCACCCGAACCTGTAAAGTCATTCGTCAATACTAATCTTGCCAATATCACCGCTGTCATACTTAGCGGGTCTATTTGATATCTTTTTATCAAATCGGCAATAATATAATCCACTTCAAACGATAGTTTTGCTAAATCATCATCACTAGGCATAATTCACTCCTGTTCAATATTGTCATAGTATAACATAATTACATAATCAAAAGAGGCAATAGTGGAAAAAGAAAAACCCCACTCTAGGTGGGGTTAGGGGTGTTTTAATATCAGAGAGGCATCTTGTTGTATCATATAATTGATATAATCACATGCCAAATCCTCATCGTTAAAGTACCGAATTACTGTCTGTCCTGTATGGGTTGAGGTAAACAACACCATAACAAAACATTTGTATATCGAAAACTTAATCATCCAGTCATTCCGTAGCACTGGATCCCAAGATTTGGTGTGAGTAATCACATCATACTTGAAAAATTTTCTATACTGAACCGATTGCGTTTCTTTATTCATACTATTATGTATGTAAAGAGAAACCTCTGGTTATTGCACTTTAGAATACTTACTTTTGCGATATTCTTGTGTAACTTCAGCCAATACAATAAAAAACTTTGCGATTGATTTTAACATATTAAGCCTTTGCTGATTTAGCAAACTTCTCAAATGTTGCCAATGCTTGGTCTGATAGTGCTTTGTTGGTTTGAAACGCTTGCTTAACGAATGCTGTTTGTGTATCAACAAAAGCGTTAAGTGGTTTTTGAATTTCTTTGTCGGTTACAAATGTATTAACAAAGTATTTTTTTGCACCTTGAACGGTGTCGATGAATGTATTTACTGCGAACATGTTTATCTCCTAAGACGATTTAAATAGTATGAGCCTCAGTTAAGCGCCCATACTATTATATATGTTGCATTGCAACAAAAACCTAGTGTTTCTACTAGTATACCTGGTCTATTTCAGCTTATGAAATTTTATCTTCATATTGCATCTTTGCCATGATGTAGTCTTTTACTAATGATGACCGCACAATATCGTCAGCGGTAAATTCAATGCGAGTAAATGCCTTCATATGCATAGCGATATCAAAGAATTTCAATATGCCAGACATGTCGTTTTTCTTTTTGTTGAGGTCGGTTTGCCTGTAGTCACCACACCATAGAATCTTTGAACGATAACCAACCCGTGTCATAACGGTATCGATTTCTTCAAAGGTCATATTTTGCATTTCATCCACAATAATAATGGCATCATCAAATGACATGCCTCGGATGAATGATGTACTAATGAATTCTATGTGGTGTTGTTCTTCTAATCTATCCCATGCATCTCGGCGTCCAAATAATGTTTCACAGATTTGACGATATGGTTGTTGATAGATTTCCATCTTTTCGTTTACATCACCAGGCAAGTGACCTATCTCACGGCTTTGCACCGCTGAACGAACAACAATGATTTTGTTGAATGGATTTGCTTTGTCTAATACTTCTTCGATTGCTTTATACAATGCACAGAATGTTTTACCTGTGCCTGCAACACCGTGCAATGCTACAAAATAATCACCTCTTTTGTATGCATCAAAGAATAATTTTTGATTGTCTGTTAATGGTTGAAATGTTTTAAGGTCATCAATTCTAATTCGTAATTGATTGGTTTTGTTCGCTATTGTTATTATTTCGTTGTTTGCTGATTGTTTGCGAGCCATTAATTTTTCCTTTTTTACGGGTTACCCATTGAGTTTGATTAAATTATAAATACAATTATGTTCATAGTATATAAAACTACAAATCTTATTAACAACCATTATTACATTGGTGTACATAAGCAAGATGATATCTCCTTTGATGGATATTATGGTTCTGGTGTGGGATTAAAAAGAGCCATACAAAAATACGGTAAACATAATTTTAATAGAGAAATTTTGTATGTTTTTGATGATGTTGAAAAAGCATATGATAAAGAAAAAGAACTACTCATAGGATTATATAGATTGGATGAATGTTATAATATGCACTCTGGTGGTAGAGGAATAAGGGGTAAAATATGTTTTCATAGTGAAGAATGGAGAAAAAAAGTTTCTGATGCTCATAAAGGTAAAAAACTTTCAGCTGAACATATAGAAAAAATTAAAAATTATGACAAATCATATATGAAAACCGATGAGTATAAAAACAAAATGTCTGAAGCAAAAAAAGGAACAGTATCAAAAACAAAAGGTCGTAGAGGATTTGTGCCACAATCAATCAAAGTAAAAACTCCAAAAGGAACATTTTTATCTTTGCGTGAAGCCAGTGATGCATTAAATATAACTCTTTATTATATAACTAAATGGGCTAAAAATAATGAAAATGGATATTCATTTATTCTTTAAATTTGTTAGATTTTTTGCGTTAATTCGAGCCGAAACCCATTTGTTATAATAAGAGTCACTCAAAAGAGCGTGACGATTGAATATTTCAAAAGTCTCCATATAACTACACTCGGACCGAGATTTACATAAATGTAGAATTTCTCTAGTGTATTGCTCCTCTCCGTTCTTTGTTACTTCTGCCTGTAATTCAGCATTAGACCCCCAATAAGTTTCCCAATCGGAAGTTTTTCTGATTTTCTTTTTCTTGCCTTTAATTTGCCGTGTACCCGCCTTGGTAAAGAATTTCTTACCAATGTACTTTCTGCCGGTGGGATTGTGCGTAATAAGATAGACAAAGCCGAAGTATCCTTCGGCATCATCAGGGTTGAATTCTTCTGCTGTATTATGATAAAACCACACTAATCATCATCCTCTTCGTCCACATATTCATCAGGAGATTCGCCATCTCCTTCAAGTATATATGCGGAACAGAAGGGACAATAGATTGGATCGTCATCACATTTACTCACATCGTATTTGATTGTGAAAGATGAATTACAATCTTCACAACCATGTGCTAATGTAGCCATTATTTACATTTTGCTTTCTTAGCGTTGAGAGCAGCACCAAAGTCAGCAGGTTTCATTGGAAACTTTTCTGTCTTTACTCGGCCTGCAGGTAGATTGATTGTGATACCAGCATACTTCTCAACTTCAGCAACTGTAGTCTGTACAACGGATGGGTCTGAACCTAAAC